AAACTCGCCACGTGTTATAAGTAACTTCTGGTTGTCTTGTTTAGCCTTACGACTCTCTGCCCAGACACTCATAACTCCACCAAGTACAGTAGAGCCAAGCATAGTTATTATCTCAAACGGAAAACCCATGCTAATAATTTTTACCAACAAAATAATTTATTTTGTCTTGTCTTTCTTTAGGGTCTCCAGACCAATGATAATCTGCCCAAGCATTTTCATGCGATAACTTACCTTTAACTAAATCTCCTATTGGCATATTGCCCATTGCTTTATCTGCGTAAAAAATAGCATCTTGCATATCTTCAGGAATTTTTGAAAAATCAGGATTTTTATCTTGACTTAATAACATATCTTCTTTTGTTAAAGGAATACCATATTTATTTTTTAAATTAATATATCTATTAACAGCAGTTTTTGCACCCTGTTGTCCCGGTTTATTTTCAGTAGATATTTCATATTGGTACTTACCTCTTCCCGGTCCTCCTCCCATCTGTATTCTATCTGGAATCCTGTCAGATTCAGCATTACCTACATAATCAGCATGTTGTTCTAAAACTTGTATTTCTTCATCAGTATAATTTCTATCGGGGTCTTTTTGTATGGCACTTAAAATAGTTTGAGCCAGTCCACCATCATTAAAAGGTTCTCTTCCTTCTTCTTTATTCTCTGCATCCATTTCCATTAACAACTTACCTGCTGCTGGTATAGTTATACCATACTTTTTAGATATGTCAATAATACGTGCATCAAAGATTACATAGTTTTTACTTTTCTTTTTAGTTTTACTTCTACTAAACCCATCGTTATATTGTATTCCGGGTACACCTTTTTCTAATAAAACATCTTCTACAACAAAACCTTTTTCTTTACCAACTATTTGATTTATACCTAGTAAAAAATCTTCACCCTTCATATCATCTAATATTACTTTAGCATCAAACATCAACTGTTGTCTGTCTGAAAATTCATCTCTAGTCCACGCAGGATAATTACCAAACTTACCTACGAAAAATTCTAATTCATCATCTGATAATTTTTGAAGTGTTATAATAGCTGCATCTTGTACTTCAGCAGACTGTTTAGACATAGTCTTATCCCAATCAAAAAGTTTCTTAGGATTAGTTTTTATATTTACTTCATACATTTTTCCGGGAAACATAGTGGGTTCTGTTAAACCAGAAGCTATACTATTTGCTTTATATATTACATCATTCATTTCATCCATTAAAAGTCTTGCTTTTTTTATGTCTTTTCCCTGTATTGTTTTACCGGTACGTTTTTTATCAATTATTTTATTATATTCTTTATAAAGATTAAATTCTTTTTTTTCTAATTCTTCTACTTCTTTTTTCTTAGATAAAGTTTTCTTATAGCCTTTAGCTATGTCTTCGGTCTCTGTAAAATATAAACCTTTTCCAAAAGCATTAACACCTTCTCCAGTTTTTAAAAATTCTGTATTAAATTCATCAAACTCTACAGGAGAACCATGATAAGCTTTGATACCTTTAGGTTTGCCTGTAAGTTTTTTTGAAACTTGTTTAGCAATCATTCCACCGATATTTAAACCTAACCTAGCCATCTGGTCAGAGTAAGGTTTACCTGTATTAGGGTCTACTCTATCAGCAGGATTTTCTTTAGTTTGTGGAACATCGTCTTTACCTTTTACTAAACCACCTGTGGCATAGTTTCTCGTGTAAGACCTTTCATATGTTCTAGTATACTTCCTATCCTTTGGTCTGTCTTTAATACCTAAAAGATAATTACCTTCTTTATCTATTTCTTTAGCTTTTTTTACAAGCTCATCATAAGGATTCTCTTCAAAGTACTCTCCAAAATAAGTGTCTACCATTCCGGCTGTGCCTATTAACGGAGCTTTCCTAGCTAATGTTTCAGTTACTCCTCTTCTTCCTAGAAGCAATCCAAGAGTATCTGTCATGACTGGACCACCTAAACTAATACTAGAAACTGCAGGATTTTTAGTGTACTCTAAAGAGTCTGAAAAACGATAACCATAATCAAGAGGACCTAACAAACCTACACGTTGAAAAGCTTTTCTTATATCTTTTCCTTCTAGTCCTTCTTCAACTATTCTATCTTTATTTTCTTTATTAGACCTCCAGTAGTTTGTAGCTAAAGCCATGTTTACAGTCATTAAAGCAAATGCTCCCATCTTAGCACCATTTACTTTAGGGTTTACAATTGCAGACCTTATATAATTTTTCAATACTGTATTACTGAAAACAGCAGGGTATCTTAAAAACTGTGTAAGTATATCTACTTTAGGATTAGTCATGAATACTGGTATCCTAGCTCTATCTCTTCCTACAGGCATGATTACTTCATTTACAAATCTACCTGCTCCTTGAATCACAGACTTATAAAAATCATCAGCATACTTTATTTCTCCAGTAAGTACACCATCTTTTCTTTCAGCACCAAAAGTTGTCTTTGCTCCGTTGTTTAACCATCTAATACCATCTTCTACATCAATACCTAAATCGTATAGTTCACTTTTTAAAAGCTGAACATCTCTTATCTTACTAGTTGATTTTACTTTTGCACGTTTATCAGATATAGCCTGAGACATTAGTTTAGACTCATCAAATATATCTACCCCTTCTTTAGCAAGTTTATCAAGAGCTTCTAAGTTTTCTCGTATTAATCCTTTACCTATATTAAAGGAAGCAAGTTGCACACTTTTTGTCCAAGGTGTTAGCATGTTAAGTCTAAAGAATCCTCGACCTGCTTTTTTAAGTGCCTCGTTTTGTAACCCTTCTCCAGTTAATCTGTTTGTAGATTCTGCAAACGCTTCATCCATCCCCATGAATACCTGTTGCATTTCTTTTTGTATGTCAGAATCTTTCATCTTGTATTTTGTCTTAAGAAGTCCGGGTATATCTTGGACAAATATTTTATGTCCTTCTGCTACTCCTTTAAGTGCATCTTTAGCAGGACCAGTCACTGAACCACCTGTTTTTGTAAGAGGTATCAATGCTTCTGTCAATGATGAAACTGTTGCAAGTGGTAAGTAAGCTACAGAGTTTGCAAGTTTTGTAGCATCATAAACACCTTGCATTAAACCACTATCAAAATAATTAACTTGTCCAGTTATAGATTTATATAATTTTATTATACTTTTTCTATCTGATGGAGTAAGTCCTCTACCTTGCCCTCTAGCCTCCCTTAGTTCTTTATCCATAGGGTTTATAAATCTTTCTTTAAACTGTTCTACGTTTGATTTACGAGTAAATTTTGGAAGTAAGAAACTTTTTTTATGTTGAATAGTATTAGCTGCATTCATATAATAATTAATAGCAGTATTAAAATCAGTGGTTAAGAATGCTTCAAACGCATTATCGTCTAAGTTTTTAAAAGCCCTAGCTTGTGTTAGTAAAACAGAATGAGAAGAAAACAATTCGTTTCTTTTATTTAACATACCGTCAACTAAGTTTGATGCTTCTGCTTCATCCTTTACAATTTTTTCATCTATTAACTTTTGTTGAAACACTGCTCTGTTATCTTCAATAGCTTTTCTATTCCAACTTCTAGGAAAGTAATTAGCTAGTTTTCTTTCTTTTTGTATAAGACCTGCGTCAACAGCATCATCAAATATTTTATTAAAGAAAGCTTCTAAATCTTTAGCAACCTGTTGTACTTCAGCTCCATACTTCTCAGGCTTATCACCTCTCATAATTCTTATTACAGCTAACTCATCACTTTCTTTAAAAGCTCCTGTCTTTCTTAAAGGAGCAGTAGCTTCGTCAAACAATCTATGATAGTCTCCTCTAAGAGTATCTAAATTTTCACCGTGACTAAGACCTGCTTTTTTTGTAGTTACTGAAGTAAAAGACCTTTCAAAGTCATCTCTAATTGTATTACCTAGTAATCTAGTAGTTGGAGAAAACTTTGCTTTAGTATCTAATAAAGATGTTGCCGAGCCTATAGGAATAACACTACCTTTAGCTTTGTCTAAAATTTCTAAAGTTTTGTAAATTTTATCACTTAAGCTTCCTTCTGTGGTTTTTAAATACTCATCATCAGAATAAAGCCTACTCATTTTACTATAATATAAATTAGCTTTTTGTATTCCACCACC